TTTTATATGTGTATATATGACTATATATACACTTACACATATGTTTACACACACACGAGTATGTCTTTTTATGGGTGAAAAATGCGAAAATGTCTTATATGCCTCTAATCATAAAATAGAGGGTGGAGAGTGATTTTCGAGTTGTATTTCAAGTGTAAAAATGTATCATTCATGGTGATTTTTGTATCATTCATGCCATTTTTTGTATCATTTTAGTGTTTTTTTGTTTCATTTTTGTGTTTTATGGATGATTATTGGTATGTTTTGTATGTTTTTTTGACATTTTTATTTTAGGCTAACCATAAAATAGGAGGTACTATTTCAAGTGTAACTTTCTTTATTTTTATTAAAGTTTAATTGATTTACTGGTAGGCATAAAAGAGATGATTGATAATAAAACTATTTTGATTATTGGTTTAGTGATTGGTGGAGTGTTCAGTATATACTCTAATCAGTTTGAGATTGCATCTGCTATTTTCGGTGGATTAGTGGGTTATCTGTCAAAAGATACTATTACTGTTAAACATGAGGGGGTAGTGTCTGAAGATGGATCAGACTCTGAAACAGCATGATGAGATTATAGATGAGCATGATACTGAAATTTGTCGGATTAGGCAGGATTTAGTTGATATTAAAACAAGACTTGGTATCAAGGATTTAACGAATGGTCAAGTAGTGGATTATCAGAAAAGGTTAGCTGATGCGATTAATCTTGAAAGGGAAGAGCGAAAGGCGATGGATGAGAAATTGGATAATCGCACATGGTATATTTTAACTGGTATAATCATCGCTATCTTATTGGAAATTGCATTTGCATTATTTAATGGAGGATAATTATAATGGTTTATAATCAACATGAGAAGATTAAAGAGAATCCTAAGGATATTAAGGGTAATCCTCGTGCATTGAATAAGCAGAAGATGGAGAAGATTTGTAATCTGATTCGTTGTGGTAATTATGTGAAACAGTCTGTTTTGGCTTGTGGAGTGAATTATAATACTTATCTCTCATGTATTGCTAAGGGTAAAAAAGGTGTTGAGCCTTATGATTTGTTTTATCAGATGCAGGAAACTGCTAAGGCTGAGGCAGAGGTTGGTATGAGTATGAGGATTCATGAGTCTGCTGAGAATGGTAATATTGGGGCAGATATGTGGAAGTTGGCTCGTATGTTCCCTAATCGTTGGGGTCAGACTAAAAGAGTTGAGGCAAAAGTGGATAATAGTCAGGAGATTACTATTCGTAAATTTTCTGATGTGAATAAAGAAGAGTAATGGATTTAGTTTTAACTGATAAGCAGTATGAGTATATTGATGATATGACTCGCCATTTGATGATTATGGGGAGTGCAGGGTCTGGTAAGACTATTTTTGCTTCTACTAAGGTCATTTTGTATGCTTTAAAGTATCCTAATGCTCGTATAGGTGTATTCAGACAGACTTTGCCATCTTTGAGGGAAACTGCTTGGAGGGAGATTGTAGAATTATTGGAGAAGTATAATATTGATTTCAAGGAGAATAAGTCTAATGGGCTTGTTACTTTATCTAATGGCTCTACAATCTCTTTTACTCCAGTTGATGATGAAAAAAAGCTTAGAAGTTTAAATCTTGATTTTGTGTACATTGAGCAATGTGAGGAAATCACAGAGGAAGCATTTATTGAATTAGACCTCCGTATAAGGAATGAAGTGTCTAAGAAGTATGGTGGTCAAATGCTTGTGGTAGTGCAACCCTCTAATAAGAGTCATTGGTTATATCGACTCTTTTATCAGGAGAAAGCTAATGACCCTGATTATAAAAAAGTACATTTCAGTTATTTAGAGAACCCTTATTTGCCTGAGGAACAAGCTAAGGTTTATGAGGGATTAAAGGAAACTAATTATGAACGATATTTAACTCACACAATGGGAGAGTGGGTGAGTTCAAGTAAGCAGATATTTACTAACAATTGGAGTGTAGGATTTGATAGAAAATACTTCAGTTACTATGTTGGAGGTATAGACTGGGGTTGGAATAGTCCTGCTTGTTTCCTATTATGTGGAGTGTATGATGATGAGTTTTATGTACTCGGTGAAGTGTATAAAACAGAGATGACTAATTCAGAGTTTTTAGATAGGATTAGTAGTTTATTAGCACAGTATAATATGACATTTAAAGATGTAGAGTCTGTTTATGCTGATTCAGCTGACCCTGAGAAGATTGAAGTATTTTGTAGGCATGGTTTGAATACTTATGGGTCTGTTAAAAATGTTAAGGCTAAAATAGACACTACAAGGGAAACTAAAATCCATATTGATCCATCATGTGTTAATCTTATTCGTGAAATGCCTATGTATGAGTGGAAGAGGAATAAGGATGGTGAGATATTGGATGAGCCAGTTAAGAAGAATGACCATGCAGTTGATAGCCTCTGTTATGCTGTTTATGGTGTTAGAGGAGAGTTGAGTAAGGATAAACCTGCCTCTACATTTGATATGAATGAGGTTTATATATTTTAGGGAGGTGTAGATGAGTTTTATTGATAGATTTCGTAGGAATAAGGTTGTTTTAACTAATAAAGAGCCTAACGAAACTTATAATGTCGGAGTAGATGATATTTATGAGGATGTGCATGACCCTCGCAGTCAAGACTGGGTTAAATTCGCTCCTCCAAAGGTGAAACCAACTATTAAGAATAGGCGAAAGGCTTCACAGTTCCCTACTGTTTATGGTATACTTTCTAACCTGATTATGAAGTCATTATCATCTATGGTTATTACTGGTGAGAATCAGGATGCTGTAGACCATATAGTGGAAATGGATAAGACATGGAATTTAAAGAACCTGATGTATGAGGGTTTATGGTCTAATCTTGTTGATGGTGAGGGCTTTTATGAGATAGTTACTACTGATGATAACCATGTTAGGCTTCGTAAATTGGCTTTTGATGGTGAAACTAATCTTATCAAAAAGAAATATGATAAGTATGGTGAATTAGAAGCTTATAAGCAGTTAGTGGTCAGGAAATCTGCTATTAAGAAGTTTAAAGGTGCATCGTTCTGGGAGGATTATCAGGAGCAGGATGTTAAGACTATTGTATTTGATAAGGATGAGATTAGTAATCCGATTCTTGTGGAAATGGATGGTCAGGGTCAATCATTAGTTAAGAATGTGATTGATATTGCTTATGAGATTGAGAGTTTAACTCGTATGATGCCATCTATCGTGTTCAAGTCTGCGAATGTGATGGTCGCTACATTAGGTAATGCTGATAGAAAAGAAACTAAACTTGATAAAAGGTCAAGGGATAGGATCGCACATCAATTATCTGATTACCATAAAAAAGGGGTAGTGTTAGTTCCTTATGGTGTAGAGTTGAATATGGTGGGTTCTGAAACACTTCCTAAGGTTGAAGAGTATATTAAATCTTTGAAATCTTTATTATATGAGGGTTTAATTACTCCTGAGTCATTATATTCCTCTGAATCATCTAATAGGTCTACTGCACAGATACAATTAACTGATAGTCATACTGGTCATGTTTTATTCATTGAATTTGCACAAGAGTTCCTTAAAAGATGGATTGAAAAGGATTTAATCAATAAGGAATTAGAATTGAATGGTTATCATGAGGGTGATGCTTATATTAGTTTCATGACTAATGACCCTAATTTAGATACTAATTATCTTGAAGAGGCTGATAATGGTACACCTATCATTGAGGATACTGTTCAGAACATGGAAAATTCAACTGCATTAACTACTGACCCTGATCCATATGATACATATAGGAAGAAAAACGAGGATTAAATAGATGGTGAGGCAAATACAAGTATCTGATGAGTATTATGAGCCATATGAGGATGATGATGACCCATTAGCAGTTTTTGTTGCACCTGATTATTTTGAAACTGATGAGCAGTTAGTGTTAATTGCTTGTCTAATGTTGCTTGAACAGAGGTATCGTTTAATGCAATCAATGACTCCATCACAAGTGTTGGATGAGATTGAGGATATTATGGATTCCCTTGAAGTAGAATTAGATAATATGAGTTATAATCAAGCAGAGGCTCATATTCGCAAATATTTCAATAGAATATTAGCTGATTATAATATTCCTGATGGGTATGTGGATATGGATTATAGTATGCTTGAAATCATGGAAGATAGTATTATCGGATTAATTAATAATCTTCGTGATGAGATTAAAGTTAAATCTAAATTCTTTAAGGATAATATGAGTAAGGATAATTTTAATCTCTTACCTAATTTTAAAAGAGCAGTAAGGAAACTTATTGATGCTGTAGGGTCTAATCTCATACATGGTAAAGAGAAATCTAAAAGAAATGTGTATGAGTTTGTGTATGGTGAGGATAAGCTTTATCGTTGGCTTACAGCTAATGATGATAAAGTATGTGCATGGTGTAGAGTGCAGGAATCATTACCTCCTCGCACATTAAGAGAAATGCCTCTTGACCATATGTGGGGTAGATGTGATATTGATCCGATTGATTACACTTATAGTGATGATTATTATTTGATGTTGGCTCGTGGAGAGTATCGTGGCGAGGTTAATGCTTATGCTCCTGAGAACGAGTCAGGTAGTTGGAGGAATTTATGATTACTTTATTTAAAACTGGTTTATTTGATTATAGTGATTTAGGTATTGAGAAACCAGTTAAATTCACATTAGATGATTTAAAAGAGATTGCGAGTAGGAATGCTTATAGTGAAATTACAGTAGAGCATACTGATGAAGTTATAGGTACTATGGGCAATTTCATTGTTGATGGTGGCTTATTAAAAACTGATAAGCCGAAAGATATTGATTTGAAAGGCATGGGATTATCTCCATTATTTGAGATTGATACTCTTATTGATATGGGAGATTATTATGCTCCGAAAGGGATTAAAATGCCTAAAATCGGTTATACTAAGACACCAAGAACACAGATATTATATAACTCTGTATCGAATGGTGAGGGTAATGTTATGGTAGATGATACTGAATTAAGAAAAGCATTAAAGAGAAATGAGGAGTTACAGCAAGAAATTGGTGTATACAAATCACAGATTGACCAGTTGAAAAGGTCTAATAAAAAATATAAAAAGGAGATTGATGAGTTCCAAGAGTCTGATTCAAGTATTGCTAAACTTAAAGAAGAGAATGAGGCTCTGAAAATTAAAGCGAATGCTTTAGACACTTATATTGCAGGTGAGAAAGCCGAGTTAATCAATGATTTAGCAGGGGATAATAAAGCTCTTGCTGAGGAGTATGAGAATGTTCCGATTGAACATTTAAGATTGTTTAAGAAGAATATTCATGGTGGATCAGCACCTCGTGGTGTAGCATCTAATCAGACTCATGTTGATGATGGAAATGATGTTCCACCATCTGATGATGAGGAAGATGTTTATACTGATGAGATGTTTGAAGCAGATTTTGAAGCGAGTGGCTTATAAAAAAAAGTTTTAAATTAAATTAAAAGTAAGTTTAGGTAAAAATATTATGGTTCAAATTGAGAATTACAAGCCTTTTGAAACTGATATTTGGTTCTATGCCGAAGAGGGTACTGCAACTAAATATAAAGGTACTGATGGTGAAGAAGTATTAGTTATGAGTGCTGAAGTTCATAAAGGCGATTATGTTTGTTTAGATACTACTGCAGATAAAACTATTAAAGTTGCAGGTGCAAATGATACTGTTATCGGTCAAGTAATCGACCATCCAGCATGGAGAAAAGATAGACCATCTGCTACTGCTCAAAGTGGAGAGTACAATAAAAGAATCTGTACTGTAAGATTATTCGCATATTATGTGCATAATGTAGAGTTAAAAGCAGAGAATAAAGCAGTTGCAGTCGGTGATACTATCGGATATGTTGGAAATAATGTATTTGATAAAGATGCTAATGGTAAAGCTATTGCATTGCAATCTGCTACTGCAGGGTCTAAAGCTAAGATTCCAGTTTTAATGCAATTAATTGGATTCTAAATATTATTTTGATTGAGGTTTATTAGGTTATGCCAATTATTACTTTAAGTGCAGAAAAATTATTAAGAAAAGAGTTTGTTGAAAGAGCTATCTTGAAAAAGATGGAAAATCAGCTCTATTTCTTAAACATTTTCCCAGTTGTAGACTTAGGAGGAGCGACTACATTTAGTTACTTCAGAGATGATTTGAATGCAGAGGATGATATTCAAACTGGTGTAATGTCCGAGCCATTACCAGTATCTGAATTAGGTAAATTATCCACTATTGATATTAGTCCTATTTCTCGTAGAAGTGGAGACACTTATCAATTTGGTTATGCTTTCGAGTATTCTGAAGCTAAATTAAAAGAAAATGGATTTGTTGATGAGATTGCAAGAGCATACGATAGGATCGCTTATGGTATGTCAAGGACTATTAACAGAGATATTTTCAACTTCATGGATGCTAATGCAGGTGCTACTCCAATTGATTTAAATGATGGTGCATGGGATACCTCTGCACAGATTAATGATGATATTATTGATTTAAAATATACTTTTGAAGATGTAGAGGGATGGGATTATAATTTAACTGATTGTTTCATTAACACTAATCAATATCGTGCATTAAATAAATTCTACTCTGCATTAGATGGTTCATTTACTCCTAATGATTGTGAGGGTGTAGCATTCACTAATACTAAAACTGCTGTTGAAAATGGTGTGATGTATGGTATTGATAGAATCACTAAACCGATTACTATCTATAAAAATGTTAATCCTAAACATTCCACTATGAATGGTGGTTTAATTAATGTTAATACCTCTGTAGAGGATAATTATCCTTTCACTAATCGTATTGAGGTATGGGCAGAGATTGGTCTTGCTTGTAAACATCCTAAAGCAATCTTAAAACAAACTGGATTAGCTGAATAAGTTTAGAGGTGCATCATGGCTTTAAGATATGCCTTTCGTAATGTATTTTACAAAGGTGGTATAAACAAGAGGAGATTATATCAAATCTTGCAGGATATAGATGATAAAGCAGATCCATCATCTACTCCTTTAACTCAAATTTTGAACAGATTAAATACTGTACAAAATGCTATTGGTTCAGAGAATAAAGAGGGTACTATCCTTGCAAGATTAAAAGCATTAGAGGATGCTAAAGAATAAGAGGTGAAGTGATTTTGCCTCTTAAATTTAAATTTAATGAATTGTTTAGGGGCAAATTTCCTGCTCCTAAAATTCTTTATCAACAATTAGAAGATTTAGACCGACAAATTCAAAATGGTGCAGATGCTGTACCAGTTGTTAAAACTGATGTTAAATTAACTAAAACTGCTTTAACTAAGGCATTTGGTAAGAAATTTAATAATATTGGTATTGTACATAATGAAGAGGGGTCATATCTGATTATTAAAGATGATAAAGGATTTAAACATATAGCATTAGAGGATATATAAGAAATGCTTAAAACGAAAGAATACTATAAAATACTTCATTTTCTTAAAGTAGAGTCTGTTGATAGGATTTATCCTGCAGAGGAGTATTTTTATTCAATAGATGAGGAAACTGGGGAGGAAGTGCCAGTCATCTATGAGGGCGATTCTTTCTTATTTGAAACAAATAGACAACAATTTTCAGGTATAGATTATGTTGAAGTATTGTTAGAGGCTTCTAATGATTATTCTTCGACTGATTTATCATTTAATATTTCAGAGTATGTGCAAGGTTATGATCCTAAGGTTGTCCTTGAGGCTGAACCTAAAAATATTCCTGCTAATGTTCCTACACAAGTGATTTTTAAGATTCGTAAATCACAGACTATGAGTGAAACATCAAGGAATTTAACTAATATTAAGTCTATTGAATTAGTTACTCCGAATAATACTGATTTTAAGATACATGAGATATGTTTCAGGGATAATAATGCTCCATTCACATTGGAACAGTTAGACTCTTTTTATGAGGATGGTAAGTATTATGTGTTGTCAAGGTTGCATATGAGTGAAGTTCCTGAGGAGTTAGCTGACCATGTTTATACTGCGACTGCAGGTTATGGGTGGATGGCTACATGGGAGTATGAAGCTCGTGTGATGAACGATGACACTAAAAATGCGATGTCCTATGGAAAGTGGTTGTTTTATACTGTTAATGAAGCAATAGACTCCTATAAAGTCGCTAATGGAATAGCAGATGATGAAGAGATGTTTGTTATGGATAAACTGGTTACTCATACTCGTTTGAGGTGGTAACTATGTCAGTCTTTGAAAGTATTCTTGTAGATTTAAGGGATATTATACAAGACTCTGAAGAGTTTAAAGATATTGATGTTTATTTTGATGATTCGGAAATGACACCGAATCAAAGTTTACCTGCAATCTCCTTTAAAATAGGTAGAAAAGAAGTAATAGAGCGATGTGTAGATGGTAATGAGTATGTGCGACATATGGAGATTCGTTTACATACTGAAACTATTGATAAACGATTATTACAATCTGAATTATATGATTATGAGGAGCAGTTAATTAAGGTACTGTTTGATGCTCAACTTACTGGTGTTAAGGGAGATTTTTATGAGATATTGGAAACTGGTAGTCGAGGGATTGGAGCATTGATGTTCAATTCTCGTAAGGAAGCTAACCAGTTTAATATGATTTTCTTTTCAAATATTTTAAGAGTTTCATTTGATATTAGGTATAAGATATGAAGTTTAAGTATGTTGGAGAAGATGATTGCTTTTGTATTGAATTATTAGCCTTTAAATTAGTTCCTAAAGGTTCTTATTTAAAGAATGGTCAGGTTATTGATGTTCCTGATGATTTGGCTCGTGTAGTTGATTCATTGCAAATTAGTGGTCAATTCGTTGAAGTTCAAGATAATAAAAAAGTTACTAAAAAAGGGGATAAATAATCATGGTTAAAGAAGTTGCACCTAATCTCTCATATCATTATTGGTATATTGGAGTTCAAGGTTTAAATTTAGGTGAGGAAGCCGACCCTATGGTTATGGTTCGTGGTTCAGAGTTTAATCACGAAAGAGAGATTGAAATGGAAGATGATGAGGGTCATATGGGTACTGCTACAACTCGTATGAGTTCTTATAGGACTACTGCAACTGCTAATCCATCTTTTACTGATAAATGTAGGTATAAAGAGGGTTGGGAGGATATGTGGCTCTTATTATTAGGTTCATCTAAAACTAATGCACAAGGTAAGAATACTGGTGAAATCATCAAAGAGGCAGTTACTGGTGCAGAGGGTGTATATAAGTACACTTTTAAGGTTAATGTGAATAATCCACAAGACCCATACTTTGCAACATTGTATAATGGATTTGCTAAATCTATTAATAATGATGATGGTTATAAGTATGAGAATGCTTTAATGGGTGAGTTTGAGGTTTCAGGTTCTAATGAGGAAGCTCCGACTTATACAAGTACATTTTCCACTAATTATCCTAAGGTTAATCAACCTAACCCTACAAGAGTTATCCCTGCTACTACATCATTCCCTAAGAGTGCTGATGTAAAAATCTATATTGCACCACAAGGTGATTATACAGAGGAAACTATTGCACAATATGAATATCCATGTTACCTTGAATGGTCATTCTCTGTTAATAATAATTTAGAATCAGTTCCATGTTCAGGTGATGATTTTGGTGAATCAACTAAGGTTTTAGGTAATCGTGAGGGTGAAGTAAGTATTACTGTACCATTTACATCTGCTACAAGACACTTAGAGAAAACCTTTGAAACTGGATCAGCAGATGGTACTATTGTAACAACTGAAAATGATGTTAAAACTATTTGGATAGTCATGGAAAATGGTAAGATTGGTAATACTAATCAAAAATATAAAACCATTATTAAAATCCCACAAGTAGTAGTTACATCAGCATATTCCGAGCAGTCAGGTACTGATGCTAAAAATATTGAGTTACAAGGTAATATCGAAGAAAGTGGATCAGAGTCATTTATTGAAACTGAGATTATAACTGATTTATCCGATTTACATATTGATAATGTTAAAGGTGCGAACCCTTAATTTTGGGTTCGTATTTTTTTTTAAATTTTTTTTAATGGTAGTGAAGTGTATATTATCCGACAAGGCAAAAGATAAGGGAGTTCAAACCTCCCCACTACCTTTTTTTTATGAATTATTATTGAGGTTTTATGCGAAAATGGTATTGAAAATGAATGCTAAGCTCGAGTTCTGTGGTGAAGTGAGAAAATTCCAAAGATGCCCTAATAAGACATTAAAGGATTATCAAAAGACCATAGAAGAGATACAAGATGAATTAACTCCATTAGCAGAGAGGACAAGGGATTATCAATTTGAATTAACTGAATTAGATGATGAGATTAGTTCAATTGATAAACATATAGAATTATTAGAAAAATTAGATGATGCCTCCGATGATGAAATTAGAGAATGTATCAAATTAACTAAGGAAAAGAACAGTATACAAAAGAAGATACATGAATTAAGAAGAGCTAATGATGAGGCAGAAAAAGAAGATAGAGCATTCTATGAGGATTTAGATAAGAAACTTAGGGAATGCTATGGAGAGTTTGCAAGTAAAATCTTCGATAACTTTAAACCATCAGATATTGAAGAGGCAGACTCAACCGATTTAACTATCGCTCCTCGCTTAGGTGAAATATACAGATTAGCGACTACTGGTGCTAAACAAAAGGAAATAGATAAATTATACTCTAAAATAGTTAAAGATTCTTTTCGTTAGACTCTGATAAGGATACATCAGAGGATAATAAAAAAGAAGTGATTGATGTTCCTCTATCATGGCAGATTGAAGAAGTCATGTTAGAGGAATATTTTTTATTAGTTCGTAGAATAAAAGGCATTAGTTTAAGTGTAAAGGATTACTGGGAATTAGACACTTGGACTACCTCTAAACTACTCTCTATGGAGAGGAGGATAATGGAGGAGGAAGCCAAAGAGTATGGTGGTAAGAGTCAGTACGAGGAGCGACCTGATGGTAATAGTGATGAGATGAATGATTTAGTTGATATGATGACAAATGATTGAGTTTACAGTTGATGATACAGAGTTTCAGGAGTGGGTTATAGAGGCTCGTTCAAGATTTGAAACAATGGTATTGACTATGATTGATGTGGCAGAGGTTATTCATGCTAATACTAATTGGAGAGTACCATTGGATACTGGTCGATTAGAGGAGTCTTTTCATTGGGAGGTTCGTGAGGATAATCCTAATCGTGTAATTGTTGATGTGATTTATGATGCCGAAGATCCTGATACTGGTTTTCATTATGCTGAGTTTCAACATAATCGTTTATTAAATCACCCTAAGAGAGGAGAGGCATTTTATTTGTATAAAGGTATACAAGCATCGAGGAGTATGGCTTATAGTATTATTGAAACTGATTATATGAGTTTATTTGGTACATTTGAGGGAGGATATTAGAGTATGGCTACTGCAGGTAATATTACAGCAGTATTAACATTAAATAGTAGTGGTTTTCAAACTGGATTAACTGAATCAATAGAGGCAGTTACTGAGTTTAAAAACTCATTAAATACTTTTAATACTACTGTTAGTAATAATTCAAGAGGATTAGAACAGTATAGGCAACATATTAATGCTGTTGTAAGTGCAGTTAATAATATGGATACTGTTAATAAATCCTCTTTGAATACATTTTCAAGATTAGCAAGTGCAGTTAATAAAATGGCTAATGGTTTGAAGATATTGCAATCTGATAGTATTGATGTTGAGCAGGGTGTTAATACTATGAATAATATCTTTAAGGCTTTTCAAGGTACTTTAAATGGTACTGAATTTAAACTTAGAGAGTTATCTACTGCTGAAAAACAATTATTAGCCACCTCTAATCAAATACCTCCATCTGAGAGTAAGAAATCTGCTTCAATGGATAAGACTACTGCATCTATTAATAGGCAGACTACTGCTTCTAAGGGTTTGAAGAATGCTTTATCATCTTTAAAAATGATGGGTACTATGGTAGGGTCTATGATAGCCTATAATTTTGTTCATAATTTGGCTATGGCTACTACTGAAACCATTAATGCTAAATCAGAGATGAATGGGTATTTTCAAATGCTTGGATATACTACAAGACAGACTAATGATTTTAATAAAGCATTAGATAATACTGTTAAGAAGTTCCCTCGTTTGAATAAATATGCTCTTGGTGAAACTATTTCAAGTATTGGTGTTGAATTTGAATTAACAACCAAAGAAATGGAAAAGGCTATGCCAGTAGTGTCTATGATTACATCTGAATACTTGAGAGCAGGTAGGAATGTTAATGAGGCGAGTTTGGCTGTAAAGGATATTCTACAAGGTGAGTTTCAGAGATTAAGTCGTGAAACTGGTGTAAAGGGCGACCAACTTAAAGAAGCTGGGTGGTCTGGTGATAAGACTGATGTAATGGGCTTATTAAAGGCATTAGAGAAAGTAGGCAAGGAGAGAAACTGGGATACCTTCGTACAAAAGGCTAATTCATTAAATGATGCAGTATTAATCTTGCAGAACAGATTCTCTGAATGGTCTGCCGATATGGTCGAAAGAGTGCAACCTGCAATAGTAGAAGTATTTAATACTATGATGATTATTGCACAAGACTTCGCTAAAGCTATTAATAAAGCATTAGATTGGTTAAGTGGCGATGGTATTGGTCAATCAATTGTTAAATGGGGAGGATTAGCTACTGCTATCATTGGAGTGGCTACTGCATTAACAGTTTATCGTACTGGTGCTAATTTAACTCAAATAGCTCAAATGGGTTTAACTAAAACTATCGGTGCGACTATACTCGGATTAGAAGCCGAAACTGTTGCAGAGTATGGTTTAAGAACCTCATTAATAGCAAATATAACCCACATGAAAGCTGAAGAGGTTGCAAGACAAGGTAGATTAAACAGTATAACTGCGACTATAACTGGTTTAGAAGCCGAAGAAGTTGCCGAAATGGGTAAAGCGAGAGTATTAGCCAGTTCTATTTTAGGTTTAGATATGGCTACTGTTAAAGAGTATGGATTCACTACTGCTTTATGGTCTAATGTTACTGGTGTTGAAGCCGAAACTATTGCTATGGAGGGTTGGAATGCACAGATGTACCTTACAGTTGCAGGGGTCGGTGTACTTGCAGGTGCAGTAGCAGTATTAACTGGTGCATTAATCGTTCAAGCAATACATATTAATGAAACTACTGAAAAATATAAGAAGTTCGTTGATATGGTGGAAAAAGGGGATGACATAATCTCCGAAGCTAAGGACACAGTAGATGATTTAACTAATAAAAAAAGTGCATTAAAAGATAAATTAGGTGAATTAACACAAGGTACAAGTGAATATAATGAAGTAGCCAGTAAATTAGCAGTAACTCAACAAGATTTAACTACTGCCACATCTAATTATGAAGATGCAGTTAATAGTGTTGCATGGGCTAAGCATAAACAAGAGTTATATGATGAGGAAAAAGCCTCAGCACAAGCATCTGCTCAAAGAGAGATTAATGATGCACTTGTAGATTATGGTCTTGAAGTTGAAGAGGCAAGTCAATTAAGCAGTCAATTATGGAATGATGCTAAAAATGGATGGGATCAGCATTATGAAACATTGCAAAAAGTTAATCTTCAATATGAAAAGAATGCAGTTAGTGTACAGTCTGCATTAAAGAAGATGAATGATGCTAAATTAGATCCTAAGGAAGTTAGTGTATTAATTAGACCGAAGATTACTGCAGGTAATGAGGTAGCACAAGCTAAGGAAGAGTTAGGTAATGCTACAAGTTTAACTGAGTATGCAGATAAATGGTTATGGTTACAAGTTAAACAAGTTAAGAATGCCATTGCTGATTTTGATATTAATAATGCTACTGAGGGTCTTGAGTCTGCTATTCAAGGTCTTGCATGGGGTGTAGTTCATTTCTTCGGTGATAACTTCATTGGGCAATTTACACAAGGTTTGGCTCGTGATTGGGGTCTTGAGGGAGTAGGTTCAGAGTTTGGAGAGTGGCTTAAAACAGATATTCCTATTGAGAAATGGATAATGGATTTTGATTGGTCAGGTTGGCTTCAAGATGCTTTTAGGTTGTTAAATAATATCCCTATTGATTTTGATTTGCTTGGTACGATATGGGAAGCTATTTCCTCTAATTTAGGTTCATCATCTAATAGTGGTGAGTCATCAAGTGGTGGTTCAGGTATTGCGAAGAAACTTGACCCCTCTGCTTTGTTTGGTGATTTATCATGGATTACTCAATGGTTTGATGATAATATCAAAAAGCCAGTAATAGACTGGTGGAATGGTTTTATCTCATTTGATTGGTTGCCATCATTTGATTTTGATATTTGGTCATTATTTGGTTTTGATACTGTTTCTGCATCTGATGGCAGTTCAGACCATCCCTCTTTTATGGAAGATATATCTAATATCATTGGTTTTGATATTCAGTCTTGGATTACTAATTTTAATTCTGATCCATTAGGTACATTGGGTATTCAGTTACCTAATATTGATATTATTGGTTTAATCACTTCTCTGATTCCGATTGGTGGTGAGGGTGGCTTTGATATTGGTGGATGGTTAAGTAGTATCTTTGATATTAGTGGTATAGTTAGCACATTCACCAGTAACTTGCAAATCTTATTTACTACTGCATCAAGCATTGCTACTAATGTTAGTGGTGTTTTCAGTAATCTTAAATCTATGATTTGGGGTCATATTCAAGGTATTTTAAGTAATGTAACATCTACATTCACTAATATTAAGAATACTGCTGTTACTCAGATTAATGGTTTAAGTCAGGGTATACAAGGTGGTATCGATAAGGTTAAGAATGCTTTTATTTTTATGAAAGATAGTATCTTGGATTCTGCTAAGAAGATTTATGATGGTGTTAAAGCCAAATTTGATAGTGTTAAGACTACTATCGGTGATTTTTGGCATAAATTGACTAATCCATCATCTTGGGGTAGTGCAGGTTCAGAGTCTTATCAGAGGAGGAGTCCTAAGCCTCATACTGCGAGGAAGATGTTTAGTCCAGTTGTAAGAGGTGCTGTTCATCATGGTGCAGGTGTTAATCCATATCAGAATGATAGTCAAACTGTTAAGTTGAAAGACTTAATGAACATGGTTAATGGAGATAATAAAGTTAGATTATCTGATTTCCTTGCTATGTTTAGTGAGGGAGGATTTGGTACTTGGGATTTCCATGAGCCAGTTAAAACTAAGGTTTTTGATACTGCGAAAGGTTATAAGACTGGTTCACCTAATATTAAGGGTATTGGTACAGTCGGTGATGGATATAAAGTAGGTAAGTTCTGGGATGGTAAACCATCATTTAGTTTTGATGAGTTTATGACTGTTGCACAAGCTATCTTCTCTGCTATTCCTTATAAGTTCTATTATGACTCTGAATGGAAAGGTAACTGGGTTAATGCTTTATTAAGTGGTGCAGTTAATTGTAGTGATGGTGCAGATGCTCTAATCGCATTAGCGAATGTATTTGGATTATCAGGGTATAAACAACATACTACATTGAAATCAGGAGTCGGACATTTCTTTGCAGTTATCGGTGGTAAACCGATGGATACTACTAATTTTCAAAATCATGGATCATGGAGTCCACTTGGTGGTGCAGGTATCCCTACAAGGACATCAAGTATAGGTAGAAGTGCAGTACAAGGAAACACAACTAATCATACAGTTAATGTTACTATTACTGGTGATGTGTATGGTGTAGATGATTTAGAGAGTAGAATTGAAGAGGGAGTTAAAAGAGGGTTAAGAGATGAGTTTAATGACCCTTATACAGTAGCGATATAAGATTATGACAGAGCATAGTTATTTATTTGATTTTAGGCGAGTATCAGACTTTTTCAGTCAATGGAATGTTAAGTTTCATACAATGGAGATGAATGGTGGGGCTAATTTTGAATTAGTCCTCTCATCTTATTGTCCTGATAATATAAAGGATTGTCTGAGTAGTAATGGGTCATTGAATAGTGATGTTACAGTATCAAGGACTGCTAATCTTGGATTAAATTGGAGTAATGATACTGTAACAGTTGCTAATGATGTAACATTCACTATCGGCAATACTACTGAGCCATTAAAAGCAATATTCATCAGGCATAAGAGTAGTAAGTATGTTATGGGTTATAGTATTAATATGAATAGTTTTACTGTTACTAATAAAGTAGTATTTGATAAAGGCACTATTATATGGTCTATTCATGATGGTGGTATAGATGGATAGTTTATTTGATTTGATTCGTGTAGATAGTTTCATGGATGATATTAATCGTGAGGATTGCTTTGATACACGAGATATGGATGGTATTACACCGAATTATAAATTTGTATTAGCATCTGACTGCCCATCTGATATTAATGATTGTATAGATGAGGAGGGTACATTAACTGATGATGTGGTCTTGATTGATAGTGTCGGTGCAGATGATGGTTTAGTTAGTATGCTATGGACTCATGGTATCAATGGTGAGAGGACTATGAGTGTAGCTGATTCTACTGTAACATATAGTTTCGGTGATAATACAGTAGATTTAAAAGCTATTTTCTTAGTGAATATTGCTGATGGTACTGGTTATGTTATTGCATATTCAATCTCTGATAAAACTATACAGTTAGATGGTGATGTTATATTCCCATGTGATGGTGTAGTATGGTCTATTCGTTATGGAGGTTAAATCGTGTCTGTTAAAACTATAACTAAATATGCTCTGACTGTTAATGAGCAGATTAACCCTAACCTTACTAAGAGGTTAAAATGGAAGAACTGCGATAAAGCATTAATTCATAATAGTAGCACTTATGCCTCTTCTACATTCACTAAGGAGTCCTATATTAAGAAGTATAAAGAAGAAAAGGTTACTAATAAGAAAACTGGTAAAAAGAAAACTGTTAAAACACCAGTTTATGCTTGGAAATCTAATCACCCATATTCTTTAACTGGTCATTATTTTGATTTAGGTATTCCTAAGGGTTCATTCATTACCTCTGTTACTTTTCAAGTTCGTATGAGAGGTAAAGGGTTTAAATCTTGTAATGTGCCGATGGCAAGGTTTAACATTTATGGTAAAGCTTATCAAAGAGATTTCGACAACACTAAAAAAGAGAATACTACTGGATGGGATGATGGTATCTATTATGTTCACCTAAATAAGAAATTATCATCATCATTCAAGACCTATGAGTATACCATGAATAGTGCTAATCTTCGTAAAGGAGGATTCACTATTGATGATTTCAATAAGCAAGTCATGGGTGTGGATTTACAATTCTATAATGCAGTTTTTGGTAATGGTAAGGTTAAAGCTAAAAAAGGTGCTAAGTATACTGCTAATATAGATGTTGCATGGGTTCGTATAGTAGTTAAGTATGAAATCCCTGAATATGCTATTACTTATTCAACTAAAACTAAACAGTTCAAGACTGGTGAATCCTTTAAATTAACCACTAAATATAGTCAGAAAACTAATGCGAGTGGTGGTACACAAGTATTAGATGTTAATATCCCATATGGTACTGATTTAGAATCATATAAAGTTACTGGTACATCATTTAATGACTCTCCGACTCTAAACTCTGATGGATCAAAGACTTATAAATGGACTGTACCTGCGAAAGGTATACAGTCAGAGTCATTGACTATGACTTTAACACCTTATGTGAGTGGTGTTAATGATATTACAGTTGGCAATAAGAATACTGGGCAACCTAAATTCACTTATAATCCAGTAAGGGATTTAACTGATGGGTATGATGGTATACTGTTAGGTTTAAAGGATACTGCTCATAAAGGACACCCAGTATGTGTATCTGTTGATATTGAGGGTTATAGTGAAGATGATTCAACAATCTATGAAGCTGTGGTTAATCAAGATGTTGAGCCAGTAGCATGGTATCTTGATAATGCCTCTTCAGATGTTAGCATTGCATATACTCAGGGAAATACTGTAATGCTGAATGTTCCTGAGGGTGAGAGATATAATGCTTATTTGAGATATTGTTTCATACCTAAAACAGTTGGCACTAATACTATTGTTGTTACCAGTTTAGACTCTGCTCATCGTGGTGTATTGTCTTTTGATGTGCAGGATGCTTATGAGTATCATATAAATTTAGGTGTAGGTAATGATATTGTCTTGGATACTCATCGTATCGCTTCAACATTAGATACTACTGCTTATGTGATACCATTAACCTCTGATGATTTAGACTCTTTAATGTACACTTCGGATTGTAATATTAGCATTTATCAATGGGAGAAATTAGATTATATTGGCTGTGTACCATTAGAACATTTACATTTTGACCCTAAATCCACTTATAAGGATAAATTATTGGATACCCATTATAAGAATAAAAGATACATGGGTAAGCAGTTAGCCTCTGATGAGGATATAACATTAAATGTCAGGTTACACCCTCAGCAAGTTACTACTATTCAGGGTTTAATCGATATGGATAAACCTATCCCTATTAATGCTAATCATCGTTGCTTTGAGTCAGATGCCTTGAATCATCGTGGATGGGCTGAGATATATGGTATAACCACAACTCGTACAAACCCTCATTGGTACAAATGTGATATTGATGTTAAATACTTGACTCATAACTTGAATACAAGGTTTAAGATTGATAGAGGTAATAAGGTCAATCAAGTTGAAGTACCTGACCTCATGGGAGAGGTTGTCGGTAGTGGTGATCCATTAAGTCATAATGATATTGTCGGTGATGTAACTGATGATTATTTCATGACTGATACTGATGGTACATATATGTACATTGAAGATGAATCACTTGAAGTGGATTACTTAGATAGTGAGGGTCATGAGATAATCTATGATGGCACTAATGTATATTATATCGACTCTAATAATCAGCATATTTATTTGAAGTATCTTGATGAGAATAATGAGGAACAGTTATATACTGGATCAGGATATGTTGATTATTTAGAAGAGAATAATTATACAGTATCCTTACCATTAGTGGCTAATGAACCTATACAGATTATAACCTCTACTGATGTGCCATCTAATCAAAGAAATATGTTCAGTATCGATAATGGGCAACATATTACTGTACAATCAAGGAATACATTAGCGAATGTGTCTGATGTGGCATTTGAATGGTCATCAGTATTATTACCTGAATTAGAAGAGAATAATGTTGAGAGGATAATCGAGTTAGTTCGTAAAGAGGATTCTCAACCTATATTCAAGTATCAGTATACTGATTTTGAATATGAATATGATTATAGTAATGATTCACCTATCGTTGAGGGTGTTAAATGTACTGCTAAAATGTACATCTTCAATAATGGTGGGTGGATTGATAAAACAGAGGAGATTACTCTTCGTAGTGTCCTTGAAACTGGTGGAGATATAGTAGATTACTCTGATGTAGCCTCACCAGTTGATGAGTCATCTGATGATGGTGATATGGATAGTATAGATGACACTTCCGAGTTAATGTTCGGTTCAACATTACATTTGCAATTAAATAATCATAAGTTAAAAGTAACTGATGAGGGTTTTAATGGCATGGAATGGGTTATAGGTGATGATGAAGAACCTATTAATCTTGTAGAGGGTGAATATTACTGGAAAACCACTTGGACTAATAAAAACTCTGATGGAGAGTCTAATGATGTTGTATCATTCTTTGATTTTATAGTGAATGAAACCTTATTGAATACTCAATTTGCAGAGCAGTATGGTAATGTAGTTGTTTCACCATTCCCCGTATCTGATAAGAAGCTCTTATTTACTCGTGAGGGTGAAGAGGGTACTATTTATTATTATCAAGATGATAAAGAAGAGTTTAGTTACCTGATTGAACCTTATTATCAATATCATAATGGTACTGATATGGTTACCTCTGATGGTGTATCTATTTTTAATTTGAATTATGGGTATGAGATTATCTATATTCAAAATGGATTAGTCAGGTTAGGATTCGATAGGTTAAGTGATGTAGGTAGAATATTCTTAGGCAAGTATGATGTTAAATCAGGCGAGTACATTACTACACATAATTTCAGGTTCGACAAGTATACTGATATTAATGTAAAATCCATTAGTGATGATAAAATAGAAATACAAGCCTCAGACTCAATCTTCACCATATGGAGAGGACACCCATATATCATGGTTAATCATAATGGTGAGGATATATGGATTGATAGTAAATTCTATCGTGTATGGGCTGAAAGAGTTGGTACTGGTGATGATACTTTTGAATATCCTATATACTGGGATTTAATGAATAGTGCTAATTTATTACCTGACTGTGTTGGTGGTGATAAAGGCATACGATCCTCATGTGTGGAAGTGGATAGTCGCTTGATTAATAGACAAGCAGTATCTTTATCATGGGATGGTGCATTCGGTGAAATTAAAACTGGTGATACTAAAACATTCCAAATCCTAAGTCCGACTGTGTCTGTTAGTGAGAATATACAGTTAGAGAATTATACTGGTGGATTCGGTGAATACTCAGTAGAGTTTGAAGTGGATAGTACAATACCATATAAGATTGAAGCCTTGACACTTGATAAATTCGTGGTTAAACCGAATAATATTGATTTATTAGGTAGAGTTTCTGATTATGATGATGTAGGTGTTGCTAATCAGTCAGTAGATTTCTATGAGGAGTTTATAAGGGATAAATTGTATTTATCATTAGATAATAATTATGTTGTTAAAGATGATAAGGTTAAATTCTCTGCTACTTTATTAGATGTGGATAGTAGTAAGATAACTGATGTTCCAGTCTTATTCAGTCAAGAAGTCGATGGAGATTATAGTTTAAGCAATATATCTAATACTATTGTGCTTGATGGTGAGTCAAAGACTTTATCTGCGAAATTGTATAAGGATTTATTGTTAGACTCTGCGACTGTGCATTGTGAGTCTACTGGTACTAATTACTGTTATTCCATCGGTTTAGATGATTTAGGCTTGGATTTATCTGATACTGATTTCACTATTGAATTTGAGTATAAGACTACTGTTAATGGTTCAAGAGTCTGTTTAGGTGATGCTACTAAATGGTCTACTGGTGGTGGAGCAGGTGATAATTATATCTATGTGGGTTCATCTACTGCTAATAATGGTGGATATGGTACTAAAACAAGTGGTACAACCGATAACACTTCTACTGGTAAAATAGGCACTAATATAATCCATAGATGGAAAATCGTTCGTACTGGTAGCACTATAAGTTATTATCTGAATGGAACATTGAAAGGCACTAAAACAGTACCTGATTGGGTAGCCGATTGCCACGAATGGAGTCTATATCTGCAAGGGTGGAACACATCTGATATAACAGTCAATAATGTAGCGATGAATCAAGGTGATATGAGTGGTTACTTGGTAAACTTCTATACTGATAATGATGAGTATATGGAAGTTATTTATCCATCTGCCGATGTGGAAGTCGCAAGTATCAGTTTAACTGGTAATAAAAGAGTATTAAGTGCATATGACTCTGATAGTTTGACTTTGACTGCTACTGCATATGATAGTGCTAATAATCCAGTACCGAATAAGAGTTTAACATTCCTTAAAGGCAGTACAGGGGTTAAAACAGTTGATACTGATAGTAATGGTGTAGCAACCTATACCTATTCTGCTAAGGGTAGTGGTGATGTATCATTCACTGCAAGTGTTGGTAGTTTAGTATCAGAAATATACGCTATTGAGGATTGTTTCAATGCACTTCTTACTGAGCAATCCATATCAAATAGTAGTGGTACTAAAATCTCATCTGTTGGATTGGATACCATTTATAATATTCGTAATGAGAGTTTTAGTCTTGAATTTACTCATAAAGGCAATGGTGTACTGAACATTGGTAGAAAATCAAGTTGGAGCAGTAGTACTGCAAACTATCGTGCCACAATCGGTTATGCCGATGGTAAACATTACTATGCGACAAGGACAACCAGTTCCGATGAATCTTATGGGGATACTGCCTCCACCACTACCGAATACAAGTATAAAATAACAAGAAACGGTTCAACAATCAATTTCTATGTTGATGATGCCCTAATCGGTACTAAATCGTTCAGTACATTTGCCAGTTATGATGATTGGAGTATTTACTCAATCATATGGGGAAATGGAACATCAACCATTAGCAATATCAAATTAAAACCATTATAATGGTTTGATTTTCAGATAATCAATATTCTGTACTGTATTACTGTTTAAACGAACATAAAAAAAGAAAATGAATAAAAAAAATTAAAAGGAAAAATAAATAAAAATGGCAAGGAAATATTTAGGTAGTGGTGTAACAAATTCTGAGGGTGTAGCATCATTCAATTATACTGGGAAAGGATTAGGTAAAATACAAGTAGTGGCAGAGAGTGGTGAATTAGTTAGCACATCATATGATTTATATGATGTCTTGTTTATGGATTTGAGTGTTGGTGGTAGTTATACTGATTGGAAAAGTGATTCTAACTTCACAGTTGATAGGAGTAATGGTGTAGAAGCGATTGTTACTCCAACCAATCCATCTGCATTTGCTCAAAGATATGTGGATATGTCTACTTATTCAAAAAGACCTATAACCATTGAATTTGACCTCAATTTGTCTTTTGAAGCGAATGGTGGTTCATCTATAATGTCAATCAGAAATGCGACTATATCTGGGACTACATCAAAAGGTGGATTCAGTCCGAACAGTCTTGGATTGGTTAATGGTGAATACAAACACATCAAGATTACAATTACTGATACTCAAATGACTGCTAATGTTGATGGGGTTGATAAAACACCAATCTCTCACGATGGAACATTCAATAGGTTTTATTTTACACAGAATGCTAATTTTGACTGGCAAATAAAATATAAGAACTTTATAATTTATTAGGAGCGATATGGCATATACGATACATAATCCATTTCAGAGAATGATAATCCATTTATCATCAAACATCACCACCCCATTATCTTTGTCCTTTACACGAAATGGAGTCTTACAATCCAGTAAAACATCAACAATCAATGATGGAGTCCATACTTGGACTCTGCCATTGAAAATATATAGTGTCGGTGATGTACTCGATGATTTCAAAGTTACACTATCAAACAAGTACCTATGGCAATTAGATGAGGGTGTAACTATTTTATTAAATGGTGAAGAGTATGACACTACAAGGACTAACACTTTCAACATTAAATTTGATAAAGCAGGGAAATACACCCTTGAAGCAGTCTATAAAGGCAATGATATGGTAGGAATGGCTACTACTGGTGTCAAAACATTCCAAGTTGTCGATGCACCGAATAGTGGTGATAGTGGTGGAAATACTGGAGTCTATAAACTTGAATTTGATAATCCGAACCTTACAACACTTACTTATAATGATAAGTCTAATGTAGTTTTTAAATTGACAAGAGGTGGAACAGCAGTTAAAGGTAAAACAATTGAAAAGGTTACACCTACAAAAATCTTGTCAAGTGATACTAATGCGAAAGGAAAAGTTTCATTTGTGAATACTGGTTATAATGCAGGTACATATAAAATAGGGGCTTATATGTATGATTATCAGGATAAAGCAGATAAAAAAATAGTCAATAGTATCTATAAGACTATTACTATTAAGAAAGCAAACCCTAAAATCACTTATTCTACTGCTACTGTTAAAAAAGGACAGAAAGTCGGTATATATTTCAGGGATAATGCAGGTAATCGTTTAACTAATGAAAAAGTACCGATTTATATTAATGGTAAATTATACAATAAGAAAACTAATGCGAATGGTAATATTTGGATCAAGATGACTAATACTGGTACATTCAAATTCAAAGTAGCATACAAAGGTAATAAGAATTTGAATAAGAAAACTATAACATTCACTAAAAAGGTGAAAAAGTAATTATGGTAAGAATAACAACAGTATGGGATAAAATAGAGGATTTAGTCGGTGATGAGAAAGTCATTAATCAGCATAAAGTATTTATGATGAGAGGTGATGAGGCATATGCAAGGACAACCGATGTAATATTCACTATTACCAATAAAAACACCTATACCAAGAATACTCAAGGATATGTCTTAACTACTGCCAAAGTACAAGTGTTAAGAGATATAGGAGAGTCCACTATTACTATACATGATGGTGATACAGTATTATCAGTTATAAACTGGACTCCATCAACTAATCCTAAATCTATCACTATTCCTCGTTTATCATGGAATAATACACATGAATTATGGGTGTCTTATGATGGTAATAATCAATGCTTAAAAAGTGCATCAGATAAAATAACAGTCGCACACCCTAACCCTGATTTAACCGACACTACATTAGCAAATAATAATCCAGTAGTGAATTACACAGCAAATGATGAAATAACATTAAGTGTTAAATTATCAAGGAAGAGTGGTAGTGCATCATTATTAAACAAAGATATTCAATTCTTTGTTGATGATGTGAAGTATGATACTGTTAAAACCAATAGTAATGGAGTAGCATCATTAAACATCGGCAGACAACCTAATGGAGTTAATACTGTTAGTGCATACTTCGATGGTGATGAGGTATTAGGAGAGTCTAATATAATTTATAATGTGTATGTAGGATATATTTTATCCATTGAAGAGTATCCTCGTGTCTTTATCAATGGAATAGAGAATACTGTTAAAGTATCAGTTAAAGATTATGAATATAATCCAATTAACCATATCAGAGTCCATTTCGGAGGTAAAACAGACAATATAGGTTCTAATGTAGCTTATACTGATGCTAATGGTATAGCAACACTTACACCATCATCAATGAATAATAATGTAGATTATTTTGCATATTTAAATGATGCAGATTATTATACTTCTAATATTATTAGAGTATACTCATCATCAATTGATGATATTGATATTGTATGTAAAGATGAGTATGTGGCTATGAATACTGAAAATAAAATCACTATCACATTAGGAGGTACTACATTACAATCAAATATCGCAGTTAATATTTCTACTGAAGCTAAAATAGATGATGAATGGATAACTGTTCCATCTAATATAGATGGAACACATTATACTGATAATAATGGTGTACTTGAATTAGATTATGTTGGAGATGCAAGAGGATTCGTAAGAGTAACAGCATCAATAGGTGGATTATCAAACGAAGTATCATTTAATGATGTATACACATCAATCAGCTTACCATCAACATATATCGGTCAAGGATATGTGCCTTATGGTAATACTCCTATTAGGATGAGTAATGGTATGAAATTAGTACCCTCATCAAATAATGGATCATATATGTTATTCTATCCTTTATCATCTGATGAGTCTGCAAGTATAGATTTTGAAATATCATCATCATCATCAACTAAATATACTGGTAGATTAGAAGTTGGATATTATAATGCAATGGATAAATTAAAAACTATTAAATTAATAAATGCTCCACACACTAAGGGTACTTTATTTAGAATGTTACAAGATAAAGATACCTGCACAGTCAAAGTAAAGTATAAAAATAATGGTGTATGGACTGGGTGGAATACAATAGCAACATTCACATGGAAAACTGGCAGACCAGTAATCGGATTAATACAAAGTGTAGGTGCTTGTGATATTATAATCAATAATATAATGATTAGGAGAGAATAATGGAAGAGGAATATTTAATCAAACTACCATTAACCGATGCAGACTTCATGGATAACTCATTATCATTCAGTATTGAGCATATGAAGAGTAGATTAACCTCAACAGTCTATTTTATAGTAGACTTCTATAATATGAGTAATGAGTTAATCCATACTTATAAAGCTACACGATGGGTTGTAGATTCTACATACTCTTCTTATCATACTAATTTCGATATACCATCAAGTATAGCTGATGAATCCAGTAAGTTTCAATTAACATTAGTTGCTTGTAATATAACCTCTGAAAATCCTTTATGGCTAACTGGATTAATGTTCAGGGAGGGTGATTATGATGGATACCATGTGCCATCAGAGGAAACTAATGATGCACTAATTAAATTGAATAAATCATCATATGCTAACCTTTATAATCGTGATGGTACATACCTGCAAGTTATTAGACCATCAAGGACTATATTCCATGCGAATAAATTAGATAAATGTGCATCAACTATTTTAGTTCCACATATTCCTGATGAGTCTGATATTGATGATCCAGTCGCAGTATTTTTAGAGTTCATTAATATGACTGACCAAAGAATTGATGTGCTGAGGTAAGTGATGGTTAATAAGCATATTACAAGAGATTACTCTGCACATAAGAAATCAGTCATCAGACCATATGATGAGTTCGTTAAACTCGAAATCTTTTCATTTGACCCTAAATATACTCAGACCTATCTTGCAGAGGATAAAACATTAAAAGCAGGTGAGAATTGCACTAAAACATCATGGAAAAGTTGGAGTTGCTATAAATCAGCTGATGCAATAAATGATATGGTATTCACTATTGATTATAATGTTGCAGAGAATGGTTATTATCGCTTTGATTATATTTATGAGCAGTCTAATCATATCCATGATAAAACTAATACTGGTAAAGACTTAGTGGGTCATGTTAAGATTGTTAATAATGATACAGTCTTATGGGATAGTCCTCGTAAGTTTGATGGTGAGAATAATGTCATTAAAAGAGTAGAGCATTTTAGGAATTGTAATCAAGGTAATTTAGAAATAACCTTGAATGTGCCTTATAATTGTTATTTCTTAGGTGTAATCATTCGGAAAGTAGTGTCCTTTGTCGGTGATAATTATTATGGTGATGCTCTCGGTTCAGAGGAGGGCAATTTAATGTTACTCTCATCTACTTTAACATTATCTGATATGACTAAACCATCAGAGTTAGTATGTGATATAGGATATGATGATGCTTTTGAATGTGATGAGAGTCCATCAGGGTTCTATATGGATTATCATGATGAGGTTAATTTCTATGTGAAAGATAATGATAATAATATAGTGCAAGTATTTGGTGGATACATCTCTTCTATATTACCAAATTCGGATAGGACTAAATTAACCTTGCATTGTGCTGACCGATTAGTTGATGGTCAAAATAAGTATGTACTGGATTGGATGGTTATGCAGGGTGGTACTAAATCACAGTCTGATGATGAGTATTCTAATGGTATGACTAAGAATTTCACCAGTTACCCTGAGGCATTGAAATACTTATGCGACTTACACGAAATCACCTTAAAGAGTAATATCAGTAAGGATTACACAGTTGATGGTGAGAAGTACCATCAAGGAGTATCTATCACATTCGGTAAGAATAAGAAGATTAAAAAAGTTACTGCAACTAATGGATACTCTACACCATATAAGAATTATATTCTACTTCGTAATAAGTCATCAAGTAGTGCTAAACAGACATGGAATCTATATGATGCCTCAAAGGTTGCTAAGACACCACCTAATATCACTAATTATGGATATTTACATATTACTTATGGTTTAGGCGACCCTAAGACTGATTACAAGTCTAAAACTACTGAAACAGTTGATACCTCAGATACAACAGCAGGTAGTCAGAAATTCGGTAAATGTGGTGTAAGTGCTGATAAGAAATATGTGATGAGTATCTGTAAACCATCAGCAGGTAGTAAAGATGCTAAAAAACATAATGTATCACAGAACACTATCTATAAGACTATCTTTGAGAATTACTGCCCTCGTTGTAAGAAAAAAGGAGTATTAAGATGGGATAGTGGTCGTAAAGGCACTAAATGTATTACTTGTGGTGGTTATCATGGTTCAAAGAGAGAATGGGGTAATATCTCTGAGGGTGAAGTATCATGTAATTCATGTTGTAGTGATTTTGATGGTGTTACTGGTACAGAGAAAGATAGTGGTCATTCATCAAGGTTAAAAACTGCAAGTAAACCAGTTAAATCATCTAAGAGTGAGCAGGATAAACTCTTTAATGGTAACATGGTAGCATTAGCCAAGACTGGTGTAGAAGTTACACCTGATAGTATCTTTAAAGCTATTACAAAGTTAGCATTCAAATACAAATATAAAAGAGGAGGTACTGGTCAGACATACAGTCAAATGAAAAAGACTGGTCATGGTGATTGTTGGGGATTCTCTGATTTAATATTCCAACAATTAAAGAAGTATGGTGTATCATGTAAAATAGTCGAGTATACTACTAATTCCTCTGACCAGCATCGTTCAGTCCTGTATAAGAACGATAAGAAGAAATGGGTTGATTTCCCATATCGTGATTATGGATGGAATACTCATTTTAATAATGTGCTGAATAACACCTCAGGGTCAAAGACTGGTCGGAAAGTAGAACAGTATAATGGTGTAACCATCGGTAATGCTAAACAATCAGGATCAACATCAAAGACTGAAACCACTACTGTAACCACTACTAAGGGTTATGATAAGGATAAGCCATTCCAAGCTTATTTAAAAATCACTTACTCTTTGAAACAAGATTTTAAAGCTACTAAATATGCAGTTTATGTTAAATTCACACAGACTGCTACTGCTAAGAAATCTATTAATACTGGATTGCCTCTCTACTGGGTTAATAATACAGTTAAACAGACTACACTTAAATTAGCGAATAATCGTAACCTTATAGATTTTCTTAAAGCGATACATGGTGAAGATGCTAATATCTACTTGCAAGGATTAGATTTTATTGCACCAGTAGTAAAAGAAACAAAGGATAATAAGGATACTGATTGGTATAAAGTGGATAATTCAACCGATGACCAGTCCAGTTGTAAATTAAACTTGTATCAGATAGTATTTGATGATAATGCCTCTACTGAACCTGATGAGTTAAACTCATGTGGTAAATCAGTTAATACTATGATTAAAGACATAGTAGATGATGCAGGATACTATGTGGATATGGAGTTTGGCAGACATCGTAGAGATGATGAAATACATTTCAGGGTGATTAATCAATCCTCTGAGTCATTTACTGCAAGTGAGGGTGATAATAATAATATTTTATCATGGAATAGTATATCATATAGTCCAGTCGGCTCATTATACAATATGAGTATGCAAGTCTTTAAAGGCACAGATAATATGTATTACTATGTTGATACAAAAGATGCGAAATCTATTTTAGGTTATGGTGAACAATGCACATTACAAACCAGTAAAGAAGTTATAACTGAAAAAGAAGCCTATTTTAATGCTATAATGTCAGATAAGTATAATCCAGTACAGACTTATTCTTATACTATTACTGTACCGAATTATCCTCATTTAAAGATAGGTGATTTAGTTAAAGTTATAGCGAATGCTAAGAAGTTAAACTCTGTTAAAGAAGTTAAAAGTATTAAAATCTCTTTTGATTATAGTAAAATGCCTCGTATACAAACAGAGATTGGATTAGATGAATTAGCCCCTGATATACAGTTAAAAAAGAATATTAGAGGATTAAGAGAAGAAGCTAAAAAAGAAAACACTTATTTCTATAAGAGTGCAACACCTGTATCAAATGAGATTTATTATGAGTGGGATAGATAAATGAGCGATGATTATCAAGTAAGAAAGGATATTGATAGATTACAGTCTACTATGTATGAAACTGGTAGCGACCAGTTGAAATTAGCGACAAAGGAAGAATTGGAAGCCTATCAAGATGAAGTTGATAAAAGATTCTATGATGTCGGTCAGATTGATGAAACTGTTGATAAGGCAAATAAATTAATAAAAGATGCTGAAGATAAATTATCCGAATTGACTGATGATAAGGTTAATGTTACCGATTTTGAATCATATCAAGGACAAGTAACTACTGCATTGGGTGGAAAGTCAGATAAAGGACATAAGCACCCTATCTCTGATGTAACTTCATTGCAGACCACACTTGATGGTAAAGCACCGAAAAACCATCAACACAATGCATCAGATGTCTTATATACCATCAAAAATGACTTATTATGGGCATTAATCAATACTACAATTGATAAGAACATTAATGGCGAAACATTGACTGGAATATATAGTGTAGTCAATACAAAGTTCAATCTATCTACTGCACAATCAACAAGCCACACAAACAACAAATATTATATCGTTTATGCTAACACTACTACTGATATAACTACTGCTCTTTCGACTGGTATCGATGTATCTGCTGATATTGAAGATGAATACATCAAAGAAATGCTTGACACTAAAAGAAACATTTCCGACTGGGTTGAAGCGACTGATGTAAGGGTCAGAGTCGGCACATTGCAAAATGATGCACAGACAATGTTCAATAACATCTTATACTGGCAATCACAACACGAAAATGGTGGAAGTGGTGGGAGTTCATCATATAGTGGAAGATGTTATTCGACAAGTGCAACTTGGAGAACAATAACAGACCCTAAAACTGGAAATGAGTATAGTACATATGGAATTGTTGATGCAGACTTGCCTGATGAGTTCCAACAAGGAGATATACTTGTAATATCATTTCCACTTGAAACTGGTTCATCACACCTCTTCCCTAATGCAAATACTTATGGTGATACTATAGAAGACTCATTGTATTTTTTAATTAATTGGGAGAAACATTATTGTGGTAATGAGGCAAGTAGTGGTTCTGTTGATGACCATTTGTGGTATACTGTAAGTGATTATAGCCCTCTTGTTTTGATATGCAATCATAAAGAGTATTCTTCTTCTGATGAAATGTGGTATTGTACTTGGGCTATTCTCTATAATGATGTGGCTTGGGCAAATATATGGGATTTTACAAGAAATGTAAATAGATTAATAACAAATAAAGTTTCTACTGTATCAACTATCACATTAAACAGTTATGCGACATTATATGTCAATGAAGCCACCCATAATTGCGAATTACACTATGAAAGGTCATTTTCAATGGCAACTGCCAATACAGAATATACTTGGCATAGTGGAATAATAGATGAGAAATATAGACCCCCATATAAGGTCTTTGGCTTTTTTATTGAACCATATGGCTTCTTATATGTGGATACCAATGGTACAATTAGTGGAAAGTTCCCTGATGGATTCAGTACAATGACTGCTACCAATGGAAGAGTAAGATGGAGTTACTAAAATGAGTTATAGTTATAAAACAATTTTACAGAAAGCTAAAACTTGTCAATCTAATGTTAAAAAAGAATATAAAACTGGGATTACAAGTAGATGGTGTTATTACTTTGCTAAAACCATTATAACACCTAAAAAAGATGTTAAAGATATTAATATCGGTGATGCACCTAAACCATCAGGCACTTACATCAGTAATCAATTATCTAAATCATCATATATGCAAGTCTGTAAGGATTTAGTTAAATTTGTTGAGTCTAAGAAGAGATTACCTAATTATGTTGAAACTGGGAAGTATAAATTAACACCTCATTTATTAACCGAAGTCCTTGCAAGGATTATCGTGTTTTATGATAAGAATAGTAGATTACCATCAGCAGTTAATGTGAATAGTAAAGTATTCACTAAACCAGTAGAATCATCTAATAAAGTATACAAGTATTTTGTTAAAACATTTGGTTCAATTAACAGCATAGATGAGGCATTAAATAAAGTCAAGGATAAAGGATATAGTTATTATTATGATGATAAGTATAGCAATGTGCAGTCTATTGACCGAATTAAAAAAGGTTTGGGCATTAACTGTACTGACAGTTGCCATGTATTTTATAATGTTGTACTCGGACTGATTGAGAGGGGTAAATATAAAAAAGTGGAATGCCTCCATGTTCAATGTTCAAGTGGTGGTCATGTGAAGCTTCGTATAACCTTGAATGATGGTTCAAGGATTATTCGTGATCCTGCTTGTGTACTCTCTAAGAATGGTAAAAGTGTATCATGTGTATGGTGTACTAATTCAGGGAATGTTAATCCATCATGGTTTATGGCTAATCTGAATAGATGAAATTTGTAAAACAAAATAGGTGAAATTATTAAAATAAGACCTGCTACTCTTTATGGGTGGTGGGTCTTTTTTTTTTAGATAAGTTTATATATTATGCCTCATATATAGATTACATGGGCAGAGATATTTTAATACTTTCATTAGCATATTTATATAATATACTGCTTATAGTGTTAAAATAGGTGGCTAATTAGTAATACATTCTCTCCTACATCGTATTACTGGATTAGTTACCAAATGCTCTCTGACTACTTTAAATAATAGGTAATCACAGAGGTATAACTATGAGTAAAAAAAGCAAACCATATTCAAGATGTTTGAAATTCTTGAATAACAGTAGTGAAAACACAGTAAAAGCCTATGTTCAGACCATCGGTAAATACGAGGCATACCATAACATGAGCATAGAGGACTTAGTAAGGGAGGCACTTGATGAACAAGCAAACCAAGTGCCACACCACTTATTGAAAGTAATCGAGAGAATCGAGGACTTTCAGGAATACTTGATAGGTGAGGATTATGTATATAATACAATCCATCACCATATCCAAAGAATAAAAACATTATATCATAAGAATAGGGTGGAGATACCATACATCGAACCATTAAATCCTAAAAGAGCGAGGAGGAGAGAGTACATCGAGTATAAAGATGTATTAACCAAAGATGAATTAAGACAGATAATCCCATTAATGAGATTACCTGCACAAGCAAGAGCCATGACCATGATCCAAGCAGGATTATCCAATGAGGAATGCGAACACCTAACATTAACCTCATTTATAGATGAAACTTATAAGTATCATCAATGTACTGATATAGTCGAGGCACTAAAATGGTTAGCCGATGAAAACCATCCTATAATATGGGTTACTAAGTTAATCAGAGTAAAAACTAAAAAACCCTATTATGCAATCATCGGTGCTGAGGCAGTAAACACTATTGCCTCAGCTAAATTATATGAATTAGGGCTACCATCTAATCATGGTGTTATCCCTGAAAAATTATTAACTAATCATAAGATTAGCTTCAATAAAATATGTGTGAATATCAATAATCGTTTAGGATTAGGTAAGGTTGCAGAGGAAAATAAATTAAAACCTCATAATCTTCGTAGATTCCATGCAACCTATATTCGTGGAAGTGCATTATCTTATGAGGATAATGTCATGATTAGTGTAGCTGAAATCGATGAGATGCAGGGTAGAGGTAAGACTGCAACTCAGGACACCTATATTAAAACTAATCCACTAACTCAAAAAGTATTATATGCCAAAGTCATGAATAACTTATCACTTTGGCATGAGTATGATTATCAGATTATTGATGATGATGTGCATATTTTCATAGTGGATCAGGGTGTAGAGAATAAGAAACTTAAAAGAGAAGTTGAAATTTTATCTCAGAAACTCGATGAAAAGCAGAAAAATAGTGAAAAATTGAATGCTTTAAGAAACGAGTTAGGAGATGAAGCCTTTAAGGAGTTAGTGTTCGGAATATTAAATACTTCTTAAAGGAGATTAAAACCTTTATTAGATTACTGTAAATGGTATAGTTACATATAGATGTAACTACTCATTTATAGTGTTTTCTTCTAATAAAATATCATTAAAATAGTCATATAACCATATATAATCTTTTATCACACTAATATGACCACCTCTATCTATTTCTTTTAAAATTACATCTTGTAACATCATAATTTGATAAGGATATAACTCTAACTGTTTTTTATCTGCTATTGTATTTTTATCTGCTATTGTATTAGCAGTCATTAGTATCACCACACTTTTTCATTAAACAATACCTGATCCAATTTCTTAATTGATATTATACCATATTTTTCAAGTACCTGCTCGACTTCAAGATTTTTTTTCAGAGCATCAAAATATTTCTCTGCATTCTCATTCGCTCTTTTATCAATTTTGTTGAGCAAGTCGCAAGTTTTCTGATTCCCAGTTATTCGCTCATCAGTCAAAGAGTCCACTATCATCTGACTTGATGGATAATATTTGAATCTCATACAATCCACCAAATTATGCTTAAACTGAACCAACCCACCAGTAAACCGATTAGAAATTCAATCATTCCATTTCTCCTTTATAATCATCATAAATCATTTTTCCGAACATAAATATCGCTTCGCAAAGGATTATATCAAACAGAAAAACCAATATTGTTTTTAACACTTCTTCAGTCATTCAAAATCCCCCTCTTTTCTGTTAGCCCATTCTTCATCTTCTAAATATCTTTCAATTAAATTTTCAATATCCTTATCACTACCATAATATAATGTTTCATAAGCAATTCCCTGATAACCTAACCAATCACAGAAATCCCATATTATTTCAAATCGTTTTTTAGTCATTCCAATCACTATATGTTCCTGATTCTCGTTGTAATTGTTCTTCGCAAGAACAGAAATCATCAATAATCTCTGTCAAGGATTCCCAGTCTTTCTTTGCCATTAACTCATATAATTCTGCTAATCGTTTTGCTTGTCTGTCATTTCGTTGTTTTAACTGCTCATTCTCTTTATAATACTTATCACATTGGTCTGTTCTTTGATTGAGAGCATCTTTTAACTGCTCATTCTCATCATTAAGATTATTAAGCAGATGACAAATCTTCAATTCATTACTTGTAGTTGCTCCACACTTCTTATCCTTTATCTCCCAATATCTGATGTTTTTATACTCATCATCTTCTTCATATACCACATCAAATCGTTTATCAGTCATTCAGACAACTCCTTTTTTAATTCTTTCAATATTTCAATTGTATCACTTGATGTTCGTTCTCTTTGTTCAAGACTTGAATATTCTCTGATTTTCTCATCAATCAAATCAAATACTTTATCCTTAAACTGTTTATACCAAACCTTTTCTCTACTCATTGATTGATACAAATATTGTTTATCAACTTTTAACTGCTCATTCTCTTTTTCTAATATGTTTATTAATTTTTCTTGCTCATCAATAGTTTCCTTTGCAATTTTTAATCTTATAATATCAGTTATAGATTGTTTTTCAGTCAATTACTCCACTTCCTTGCCAGTTTCTTATCATCAAACTCCGAATACTCCCTACAAACTTTATAATTCTCACTTACATTCTCTTCAAACCATTTCAGGCACATATCCTTTTTAGGATTATAATTCTCACAATTCTCGTGGATATTATCTGACATATTCTTTCACCTTTGACACATTCAATACCATATCTTCACTACAAAATGTTCCTGCTCCAAAACAAGGTTCATAAGGAATCTCTAAAATATTACAAATCATAAATGGACTTAAATCAGATGGAACATTAGAAAATACAATCAAATCACTCTTAAAATGACAGGCAACCCTAAACCCCCTATATTTACTTTCAAAGTTCCACCTATTAAATCTTTCAATGATTGCTTTCTCATTATAATTATCCCATTCTTTTAAAAAATCAAATGGTAATTCTATTTCACCAGTATGGAATAGTTCATCAAGTCTTTCATCAACTCTCTTTTCAAATACCTTATTCAGATAATCGCAGACCTTTTTAGCATCTCTTTCATCATTAAAATACAATCCGATGATTGGTAAATTCTCTGACAAATTACCATTCTCAACTTCTTTTCTTTGTGCAACATAATGCCTGATAGATTCTTTATAATATGAGTCAGGATCATCCATTTTAACAGTTACAACAATATATTCTTTTTTAGTCAATCTTTTCACTCCTTACAACTATTCATCTATCCATACTTCTTTATTCCTTTCAGAAATCCGAATATTGTCAGTAAATCCAGTATAGGCAAAATTAGAGTCATACCCAATCCCTAATTCAAAATCCCCATATCCATTAGCCACTAATTCATCTAATACATCTCTTGCACTTTTAACAGTCAAATCCCCCCATTTATCTCTATCCAATTCAGAGTTAGGTTTAAAATACACATAATTATCTTTAACCATTATTCTCACCTTTCCTTAAACATTTCTCTTGATACAAATTCAGTACAATATTCCCACATTCATCCAATCGATAAATAACTTCTTCATTAATATTCAACACCCTTGAAATAGTGCGACTATCTGCAAGACATCCAATCAAGACTGCAAGATTATCATCAAACCACATATCTGCCCTATAACAGTCTACACCCATCAAATGAAGTCTATCAAGGAGTTGAATATGCTCCCAACCATCTTCCTCTTTTAAATTGAGTATATCCCAGTCATCAGACTTGTATGGGTCATAGGACTCATCAAATTCAAAATGACAGAATTTACACCTATCCAATTCGGATAGGTAATTCTGACAAAATTTACAATTTAACATAATTATGACTTCTCCATTCCATCATATAATCACTTAAACACTTAATAAACCTATTACTATTGTGTATTTCAAGATTAGTGGTAGAATTACCCATTAATGAGCAATATGCCCTTCCTCTACTATCAAATTCAGGTATAGGATAATCATAATTGGCTTCCATATTCATACAACAAACACCATATTCCCTGAATAAACTAATCAATAATTCATCAGTTACATCATTCAATTGTGTTTTAGTCTTCAATACTGCATCAGATAAATCAATATCGTGATACTTACCATTCCAAGACTGTACATCTTTATGTTTTTTATAATAATGCTTGTACTTTCTGCACAAGTCATACACTTCCCTATCAGTCATCTATATCTCTCACTAATTCACTTATCCTCTTAAATAATCCCACATCAACATCCAGCTCCTCTGATCCTAACAGACAATATAACTCATAAATATAATCATGAGCCTTTTGCACATCATCAAGCCATTCACCTTTTTTATCACACCTAACAACATACTTGATAATATTACCCTTAATAAAACCAAGACACTCATCTCGACTAATCAAACCATGCTTAAAAGCCTCTAATGGACTTAAACCATTCATATTATAATACTCAGGTTCACTCATACTACACCACCTATAAAAGAGAGAGGAGGAGATTATAAATTCTCACCCTCATCTAATTCCACTATATCCTCCTCATAATTCCCAGTATTCAACTCATTCAATAAGATAGTAGCTAATAAAACATTATTATCCCTATCTAATGTGTTCACACTACAAATATTCCTCTGCAACTTATTATCAAAGACAATAATCTTCGGACTCTGCTCAAACTTCAACTCATACCTATCAATCTTAACACTCATAATATTTCCTCATATAAAATTTCATAATTTATAGGATAAACAGTATCTAACACAAATTCAATTCTTTTAATTATATCATCTACTGAGTCATTATCAGACACTTTTAACCCATCAATATTCAACTGCAAATCCACTATTTTCATATTAACCATTTCACATAAGTATCCTCATCATCTCTTTGATTATCCCATATAAACCAAGCATAACATACTGCACTACTTTTAATCTCATGAGTACGAGTATAACATTTTATTCTTTTAACAAAAGGACAAATATATGCAGGTTTATAATTCTTAAAGATACTGTTCCACCTCCCTACACTTTCAACAGTTTGTATCCTGCCGAAAATATATAATTTATTACTTGCTAACTCTATACCTTTCAAGATAAATTCATTTAACAAAGTAAATGGTGGATTAGTTATAATATTTCCATCAAATACATCAGTACATTCAAGGAAATCCACACCAATAGTACCAAATCCTCGATCAAATAAATCAGTATTTTTTGTAACATCATAACCTAATTTAGTTAATTCTTTACTCAAATTCCCCCCCCACAAGCACACTCCCAATAAGAAACATTTTTATCAAGTAAATCATGTTTATCTAAAAGAGTAATAGCTAAGGGATCAGTAGCATAATAATCATTTTCTTCACGAGGATATTTACTATGATTAGATGCACCCATAGTAGTAAAGACTCCTTTTGTATTCATAATAGTACCTTTTGATTAGAATCTAATTTTTTTCGCTCTCTTTTTTTCAATAGTCTTTTATAATCTTCAACCGAATGGTCATATCCTGCTTGATACTCTTCCCATGTCCTTGTCCTAAATAATACTTTATTATTACACCATCTTGCAAAATTTAACTGGTAATTATCAAATTTATTATAAGGCATGACAAAGCTATCTATTTTATATTTATCTGATAAGTGCATTACTCTCATCAAATCCTCTTCAGGTGTAGACCAGTAACCTATAAGGACATAACACATAGTTTTATGAGGTGATACAGTTTCAAGCAATAATTCAATTTTATCATCAATATTTTCTTTTGGATTATCCCATGCAAATTTAACACGATGATA